TTTGGTTTTGAGATTACCGCCGGAATGAAGAAATTCAACCGGTATGGGATTATGAAAGACCTGACCGCGAAGCTCAGTAAGAACATGCGGGAAGAGAAAGACATTGAACTTGCGAAGATATTCAATAATGCCACCGCTACGACTTACTACACTGGGTTTGATGGCTTGGAACTGGCTTCAAGTTCTCACTTATGTAGGGATGATGCAGGAACTACGTATGACAATTATTTAGATGCGGCTTTAGGCGTGTCTTCATTTGAGAGCGCAACTATCTATTTTGACACTCTTGTTGATGATGATGGTTATGCGATTACGAAGACACCGACGCATTTGTTTGTCAACCCTAATCTTCGTTGGGAAGGTAGGGAAATACTCGGTTCCGAACTGAAACCTTACACTGGCGATAACACAACCAACGTGGCGCAGGACTATGGCTTACAGCTTTTTGTGTACCATAGACTTACCGCTACCACGTCTTGGGGAATGATTGCCAAGGATTCTGACTATGACATCTTCGTGATGACGACTGAAGAACCTGATTTGAAGGTTCAAGATGCGCCTAACACCTCACGGAATACCATAGTTACGAGTCACCAGTGGTTTAAGCCTGGGTTTGGCGACCCAAGGGCATTCTTCTTGGGAGATGCTTAAGAATTAGAGATGATAAGGTGGGGAGTAACTCTTCTAGGGACGAGTTACCCCCGCCACAACCCCACCTCATGCCTATCCTAGCTAGGTGATGGGAAACCGATGAGGAATGGGGGATTAGGAGATTTAATTTGACTACATTTGGAGATCAAGTAAAAGAATATGGTGGGGCACCTGTGGGGAGTGGGAGATTTTCCAGTCCTTGGGCTACTCACTATTTTGTAGATTACGATAATGGTTCGGCTTCTAATGGTGGAAAAGCCCCAGATAAGGCTTTAAAAACTATTGAGGCGGCTAAAGATTTAGCTGTTGGTGGAGATGTGATTTACATCAGACCTAGAGCATATCAGATTGCCCAAGGTTTTAGGCGGTATGCGGAAGATATTACTCTTGCAACTGGCGGAGCTGGTGGCAGTGGCGTTGTAGATACCAATGCTAATATGTCATTCATTGGCGTTACGCAGCGTACAGCTAGTGCTAGTGATTTTCTGGGTGTACGGTGGAAGGTATCTGGCACCAACACGGTTCCTTTTACAGTTCAAGCGGCAGGTGTGCACATTGAGAACATAGGCTTCTTCAATGAAGGCACAGGTAATACCATCTATTTTCAGAATGAGGCCACTGGACGGACAATGAATGGTGGAGATGGTCCTACTATTTACAACTGTGCATTTAAAACCAAGGGACCAGTTCGTAACAATGGTGGAGATGGTTTGCAGATAGTTAATTGCAGATTTCAAATGAAGCATGACGGAACTGGAACTAGCATTCAGCTTGATGGACGCGGAACTGATAGCGGGGCAGCCTGTGCCAGAAATGTGATTAAGGGTTGTACTTTCATGGGTGGAAATGCGAACAACTTTGCTACTTCGCCTATTATAATTCAAGGATCACATTATGACCTCGTGATAAGGGATTGTTATTTCGCAAACATTCCTGATACTGGGGATTATATCGCCTTCTCAGGTACTAATGATGGTGTTGTTGCTAATTGTTATTTCGGTGCTGCTTCTTCTGAAGCAGACTTGGCTTCGTTAGCTGGTGGTGATACAGGAATCTACAGTGCTGGTATCTATGATGAACTCGGCATAGTAACAATGACTGCCTAAGCAGGTATTGATATTCATGGATGGGGCGGGGAACCGCCCCTCCATTTTATTGGGGGGAAACCATGGCGAATATCATTATTCCAAGTAATGACAAGTTTGGCAAAACCCGTTCTGAGCAGGAAGAGAATTGGCGTAAGGAAGGGGCAAGCACCATGACGGAGGAACAGCTGAGTAAGTTGAAGTATTTGGAGAGGAAGATTAAGGAGAAAACTGGGCAGAGTAAGAACTTTATTCCTGGTCAGGATATAGACAAGGTGAAATAGTGACAGATTTAAACACAGAATACCGATACAACATAGACAAGAAGTTAATGCGTGTCACCTTCCAGGATGGTGCCAGCACCCTGTTCTATATCCATTACGACGATAGCAGTATTTTTATATTGGCACATGATGAACAGGTAATAGTTAGTCCGACATGGGGCACAGACAAGGATATTAATGAATGGTTTGAGCATGTACTGTCTTGTAGTGGCAGATTGGGATTAGCAGAAGGGACTGTTCGCCCTGGTTATAGCAGGTCCATTGAGGTGGATTCTAACGGTATTGTGGGGACTTTGGTAATCGACAATAAGACGGTATCCGATTATACATGGGTAGAATCTACCGATACATTAACTATTGCAGAAAGGGCACAGGACGTAACAAGTGTCTCTATTGCTTGTTTTAGGTTGTATATCCAATGGCTATGCGACTTTAGGCGCGCAGTAGAATACTTTGGAGAATAGCGTGGCAGTATGGACTGAGACAGCTGAGACTTATTCAGGGTTAGAAGCGAACTTTTTACCCACCTGTTTTTTTCATCCCGACAAACCGATGGTGATGGAAGTATTCGACATTAAACATCTTAACTTTAAGCTACATCCCGACAAGGAAGATGAACCGTGGAGCTTTGCGACGGATGTTGTGGTTCGTTGTCCTCACTGTGGATATGAGGATATCTACGGTGTGGCAATAAGCCCAGAGCACCATGACAGGATGTGGAAGAAGAACGAATGGATGATGTTTACCAATATGGTCGTTGACAACTGGAAGAGAAGACCGTGGAGAGTGGTAATAGGATTTTTCATATGGATGAAGCGAAGACTGACAGTGAAACAACCCTCATAGAAGGGTGGGAACGTACGTATGATATGCAGGGGCATAAGCCCAAGTTTGATGCCCTTTGTGTCAGATGCAAGGTGTCGCTGGGTAAAGACACAAAGATGCAAGTTAGGCATTCGGTATTGAAGATAAGTAAGGATGCACAGCGGGAGGCTTATGAAAAGGATCATCCCGACGAGAGGCTGCCGGAGTTGAAAGAAGATGGGTATGATCCTGAACCGAACCTTAATCTCATGGCATATAAGTGTCCGCATTGTGCCTGGTTTATCAGGTTTCAGGTATCGGATGATAAGGAATATTTACTAGAGGTTTTTAAAAAACGGCAGTACAGCTTGAAGTTTATCCCGCTCTGGGAAACAGACGAGTTGAGCGATGAGGATTTAAAGGAAGTCGAAAGACAACTGCAAGCCCTTGGATACTGGGCAGGCAGGTGAGTGAGGAGATACGATGTCACATAGAAATCACGAGGATTTTCTAGCAACAGCAGTGTCATCTATAGCAAAGACAGTAACAGCCACTAATGGGACGGATTTTACGTCAAGGGAATTGGGTGTTTCAACAGACATGGCAACTACCACAATCGTGTTTACTGGTGAGGATGGCATGGATGCGTCTGATGTTGATTTCTATTTTCAGGCTAGTTATGACGGTGGGTCAACGTGGACTACAAACGAAGAGTTTATCAAGATTTCGAAAGCCACGTATGACACTACTCCCTATTTAGTGAGACATTCACAGGTAGATTGGTTTCAGGGGATTAGTCATATCCGGTTATGGAAAATCACCAACGGTGATACAGGGAAATCTATTACGGCTGTCAACGCCACCCTGTCATGGGGCAGGATATAAGCGGGGGTTAAAATGCAAAAAACGATTAAAGCAATAGCACTATTGGGTGTGTTTTTGCTGTTAAGTTCAGTAAGTTTCGGACAGATACAGGCAAGGTGGGTTAAGGGGAAGTTTACGTCTGTCCTCAAATTCGAGAAGCAGTTCCTTCTGAAAGAAATTACGGCCCCATCTGAGACATCGGGTTATGGGACGCTGTATGTTAAGTCTTCCGATGGTGACTTGTACTACAAGGATGATGAGGGTAATGAGATAATTATATCCCATGCTGCCGTTACTGATGCCTTTACGGTCAAGGTGGACGCTGGTGCGACTGCTGGATACTTTGGAGTGGCTATCGGTGATGGGATATTCCGAGTTACCGAGAATCAGTTTACCATGGCAGATGGAGGAAACTATGTCACCTTGAGCCTAGCTGACCACAACACGGCTAGGACTGCTTTGGGATTAGCGATAGGGACAGACGTTGTAGCTTGGGATGGAGATTTAGATACCTATGCAGGGATTACTCCATCAGCAGACGTACAGTCACTCCTGGCATGTGCTACCGAAGCAGCGATGAGAACATTTCTCGATTTGGAGTCTGGTACAGACTTCCCCGTTGTCGCTCACACAATGGCATCCCATAGTGATGAGGATACTTACAATATCTCTACATCTGGTTCTGCCACAGTAGGTTCTTTAATCGGTCCTGCTGCTACCTTGGATATAAATACGTCTGTTATCCAAGACGTTAATTTCTGGGATACGATAGCGAGTGGCAATCCTTCTATAAACATTTATGGCTGGAATACCGCAGGTGGCGACAGGGAGAGCTTTGAGATTACGATGGACGACACCAACGATGAAGCTCTTATCCCTGTCTCTTATACACATCTGACGCTGCCGACGAGCGATCTAGTGTAGATC